GGGCCCTATAGGTTCCTGAAAGGTTTCTTTTTATTAATCGATGATACTATAAGTTATGATAGACTTACAACAAATAGTAATCTCCACAAGAAGCTGAGGGACGTAAACACGTAAGTCTAGCTAGTGGTTGAACCGATGTGATGGCGCGACAGCCCTATGCGATTTCTCGCTTCGTCACGCCTTCGGCTCCGTTATCGCGTGGAGCTGTGCGGAACAGTATCGTAGTTCTTCGTTTCCGATGCACGGAATGTTGGGTTTTTCACATTAATCTGGCACATGATCCGTAGATTATTTCGGTTTTGTTAAGTGCTATCGAAGAGGTAGGGGTGTGGGGGCACGCAGTTATTTGGCTGCGCACCTAAGGATGATGTTGTCGTGTGAAAAGTTTTGTAGTGGTTTGATTTGAAAAATTTGTGTGATGAATTTGTGTTTTTAAAGATTTGTGTGTTTAAATTGGTTCATCTTCTAATTGTTCTAATGAACGCTGAACCCAGTCTATTGGGGTACGTAAAATTTCCTGCTCGTATTCAAGAACTGCTCCGAGAGGATGCCCGAAGCGATGACAAAAAGCCAGCAACACGTCCAGGTTTTCGTGCTGCGTTGTGGCCGTTGGATCGGCGTCTTCTTCCAAACGTCTGACAATTCCGCTGTTGATGTCCAGCTTTATGGTCTTTCTGGTTTGGCCTTGGGACAAATGGTCCAACACCCTGAAAATGGGGACACCTGCTCCGTATATGCTCCATGCTCTCATCAGAGTTGAAACATAAGCAATAGCGTAGTCCGGATACCGCGGGTTAATATGTCGTGTGTGTCCAAGAGACCTCCACAGGCATTTGTTTGGGTTACATATGAATTTGTAATACGTATGGGTAGGTGAAACTATGGGCATTATGAAGCTTTGACAAAACTCCATATGCATTACGTCTGTGTACTGTCCTTCCACCTTTAGAATAAACCCAACATCCGAGTAAAACTGCTCACTGAATTTGATAACATACTGTGCTAGGGTTTTCGGTACCCAAACGCAATTGTCATCTCCATCACACAGCATGTCCCACGGCAAGGCAATCCCTAAAGTTATTTCGATCAGTCGGAAAACTAATACGGTTAAGATGACCGTCCAAAAAGTATTCATTAAGCCCGTTGTCATGTGACCGGAGCCTCTACCACCAATTCTCATAGCTTTGAAACAACGATGGTACATTTTCAAAGTGATATATTGGTCCATCAATATTCCTATGTATCCGGCATGCGACGTGTAAATTAATTGCAGCACCACCCACTCAAGCCAAATGAAAAACTCGTCAAGGTTAGCGTCAAAATTTGTTTGGTCAAACTTCAAAATGACGTACTCACCATTAACGCACTTTAAACAAAAAGTTCGGGTTTTTATGATGCACAATTCGGCACGCTCGCGGCCATTTAGTCCTTTTGCTACGACTCTACCAGTGCCGTAAGGGAAGAACTCCCTGTAATTCTCACATTCCACGTTATAGAAAACAGCTTCAAACGGTGCTGTATACTGCGCTGTTACAAGATTGATTCTCGGACTCGCTGGTATAATTGCTCTGGTCGGTTTGGTTAGCTTGTTATTCGGAAACTGCCCTGTGAAAGAATTAGATTGATCAATATTTTTTGCATCCTTCAGCGGTTCTTGCCCTTTTGCCATAGGCGCGTTGCCAGCATAGCGGCGAAGCCAGGACTTTGGTGGCTGCATGATGATGTGTTTTTGATCGTCCATTACATGTCTCGTGTCGCCATAAAATAGAGCATACATCTCGTTGGCCAGGTTTTCATACATCTTGTAATTGCCTTTAGACACCTTCAGGTTCAGGGCAGAGACAGTGAAAAGAGTGGCGGCGAGCTTGGCTTTCTTTTTAAGCAACCATTGGTTGACAGTGATGGGGTGCAATTTCGGATTGACTTCTTGTATTCGACGCGCAAATAAAACCACCAGATTGATGATTCGTTGTCGATGCGCCCCATTGTAAGTTGTGAGCGGTCCGGCTAAGCCATTTGTGAGTCCTCTCGAGAACATGGCAACAATGGCGTTACAATCACAGGATCGCTGGTGCACTAACGTATGTGGGGTAGTAGCATCTAAAGCGCGAGAAAATAGTCCCAACTCGATATGGACAAAGTTGTCTTTTGGAAAATTGCAGACGGTGGGCATGGTTTTTAATTGTATGCGGCCACGTAAGGCCAAAGTGCCATTCCAGTAAGTTTTATGAAACGCGTAGGTCGTCCAACTACGTAGACCAAAAGTCCAAAAACTACGAATGTGACACTTTGTATGCCTCCTTACGAGCCGTACCGGTTTGGGCGTGCGGTGTACAGCCACGCCCACCAGTCTGCGGATGCAAGACCGGCGATTTGCGCGGCGGACGGAGCACACAACCCTGCCAGTACGGCGTGGTGGTACTTACTACGACAGCGGTCGTAGCGCAACCAGAGTAAATAACCTTGAGGATTCCTAGGAACAGCTGGGAAACCAGGGGCAGCGGGGAACACGCTATTGTCGGAACCTACATCGACCTGCAACTGTTGCCAATTTAAGTGTATTTGATGGCTTACTGTTGCGCGCGTGTTTTCTGTGAACGTCCATGCCATGCTGCGCCGATAGAACTCGGATATGTGCGTCGGGTCTAAACCGTCGGCCGGGTCCCATGGATCTATTGGAGCTTGCCAGTGCAAGATCATCCACTTCAGCAACACCATTAAAATTACACCCGCCCACGCACTCCACAAAATCCATAGTATTATAGCTACCCAATCCACGCCCAATACTACATGGTTTTTAATTCCATTAAGAAAAGCGGTTAGGACGGATATTACCACGGTGTACAACAAGTAAAAAGCACATAACTTGGTGTCGTGGAATATTAATGTGGGGTACAACATGCGTAACGAGGTGTTAACCCAAGGCCATTCCGGAGCTGGCTGTGGGACAGGTGCTGGCGCTATATTTATAATTACGGCGCCACCGATCGGAACGGGCGGCACGGCTGGTGCCGGCGGTGGTCCAGCAGGTAATGGTGGCACGACAGGAGCGACAACGGGCGGTCCTGGCGGTGGCGGTCCACCGGTTGGAATTAACGGTGGTGGCCCTATATGCAAGGGCGCGAATACCAATGGATCGCCGGATGGGCCAGCAACGCCAACCGGTACGACGGCAGGTGGTACTATAGGCGGTCTTTCTTCAACTCGCCGCAACGCTTGTAGCGCGCGGCCGGTAACAGGAACGCCCTGTTGAATGGGGAGATCCGCCAACAGTAACGGATAGTCGTTTTCGCCGTCGGACAATTCATCCTGCTCGATCAGCATTATGGCGTCACCAGCGGCTGGGTGCGTCGGTGGTTCGACTCTTTCCCTTCGCATCACAATTAAGTGGTTTTCGACGGTTATGGCAAACGGGGGGAGCGCCGGCTCTTCACGTACGAAAATAACCTCATCCGGTTCGCCATTGTCTGTATTGGCAAAATGTGCCTCCAATTCACGTAGCGCTACGACGGCTCTGCCTGTTGTCTCGGCGTTGGTCCGAGCGATGCCGCTCGGAACGCCGCCTTGGTAAGCATTATATACCGGAATCGGTGGCGGTGCGTTGTTGATTCTTTCACGCTCAGCTATATCTCGCCACTCTGCAACACTTCGTGGTGGCCCTTGGTACGGGGTGAAGGTCGGACTCGGAAACGCTTCTTCCGATCTCTGTTCCGGCGTAACATCCATGTCCTGTTCTGGTAGTGGTGCGACGACTCGGCCGGGCGTTATACTCGCTCGACACACAGGACACTCGTTGCTGCGGTCTTCCCACGTGTTGATGCACACTTCGTGAAACGCATGTCGGCACGTTAGCGTGTTCAATAATTGTCCTACCAACATTGGGTCCAAGCATATGGCACAATTTATCGTTGGATTTGCAATTGGCGAAGGACGGTTATGCACGTTGTTCACAAAATTATTATTATTATTATTGTGATTAACATTGTTATTGTTATTATTATTATTATGATTAACATTGTTATTATTTTGGTTGTTATGAGCGTTGTTATTATTATTATTATAATTGTTATTCATGGTGGCAGGGACCAGATCGCGCTGAGCGATCTGGCGTAGTTGAGTTGCATACATGACCACCATATTATGCACGTGGCAAGGATGTCGTCGTTGATGCAACAGTGCAGAAACTTCTTGCATGGTGAGTGGATCGTCCAGATCAGTTCGCGGCCCAGGATAACGGTGTCTCCTGAGTGGCGTCATCACAGTTTGGTCAAAATTGCTGCGAGCATTCGGACAAGGGCCGCCAACGTGAGTGTGGTTATTAATTTGAGACCCAAGTATATTGCCGCACGTGGCACACCAACGTCGATCAACGTCCAGCACTGGGACGGGCGTTCTCATGTACAACTGTCGCTGCTCGCCCATCGGTTGTAAATGCACATCAAGCAAGCCTACGTCAATCAGGCGCTGTTCAAGCGCATGAACATTAATGTCCGGATCAAAGCGCGCGAAACCAGTGAACCGATGATCGAGACGCGGTATACCATTGTTGCGGTTATTATTAGTATTATTGCGGTCCAGGTTATTGTTACGGCCTCTACCACGGCCTCTACCGCGGCTTCCACCGCGGTCCATATTCCCGTTTATAGCGTGCATTAAAGCACCCCAGTTTTGTATTGTCATTAAGACAAAGAGAGCAATAACTACTCTATGGGCCCCAACACCTTTCTGGGTTACCCAACGGTAGTTACGATTATTTAAATTATAATTTGCTTGTTGATCCATGCGAGGTTGACATGCCTGGCATTTCCCGTCCATCCAAAATGAGAATCTTGTGGTCGCTGATTTATTTCGTACTTCTCTCCATACGCTATCGCTAACTACAAGACCCTCGTTGCTATATACACCCGTGTTTTGGCTCTCGGCAGAGTTGCGCTTTGGGTCCGCGTGACCGGGGGGGGATTCATCAAGCATGGATAGCTCCATTCCTACTGCTAGCTCAAGTTCTGGGCACTGGGATGGCTTGTATATTATTTCCGGATGCATTTGGTCTAATTAGATTCAATTCAACGATACCATGAGTGTCATCTTCAAGAAAGTCGTCTCGTTTCTAATATTACCATAGAGGCCTGGCAAGCAGCTGTCCCGTCGCGCTCTGAGAATATTCGCACCGGAATTTCTAAACTGGGACAGGTAACGTATTTGAGGTTATTTGTTTGCTTTATTGTGTGTATATGTATATGTGGGTAAGTGTTTGTGCCGGTGGGCGTATATATTACAAACGTTCTCAGGCGATTTCGGTGACACCATCGGACCGATTTACCGTGGTGTGCGCCTGTGTGGGAACGTGCTCCTAGAGCAGTTTTTAAAATTTCGCTTAATAATATATTGCGTAGCTTTTCAGACGAGGATTCCGTGGCATAAAATATGACACGACTACAGCCTCCGTCCCCCCCCCTTTTAACGTAAGGGGGGGGGGTATGTCAAATATTTAAAATTTACTGAAAATTGCTGATGGAATGCACATTAATATGTTTTGGTGCCGTAACTTCCACGCCTTTGTTCTTAACCAATGCTACTGCACTAATTGGATCGACTACAGTTATGTTATGTGTTTGTTTAGCTGTCGTCGATTTGTAGTTTTCGAATGGTGACGTACCTTTATTATAGGTATCAACTTCAGTATTAGTTTTACCGCCAACTATTTGGGCGGTAGTGCCACCAAGTGAGTGCCCTGTCTGTAAAATGGGTCCTTGGTATTTAGCGGCGGCTGCTCTGGAAATAACGGTTGCATTGTGAACTCTGCGACTATTATCGTAAGTTCCAGTAAGCACTTTAAAATCATTAATGAGGTCCGTTTTGCCACTCGTTCCGCGATGAGCGATTATGGTCTTATTGTCGGTCGGGTTGTGATAAACTTTCGTTTTGCGGTTGCTCAACTGCTCGTCAAGTACGTATTGTCCGACGGTTTTTGCTGACACGTCTTTGTACGCCTCTCGAGATAGTAGCACGTCAATATTTTCATTCTGTTTATTTCCCATTTTAACTCTCGTGGTTCTAGGCGCTTCTATTGCTTTTACGACTTGCCTTCCAGCCGTTAATCCTGTGCCCGCAAATGGCACCAGCGAGACCAGGCCGGTCAACAATTGCCCTGCGGTCCCTTCACCCATCAGTACCTTTTTAGCAGGCACACTGACATTTTTATCATACCATCTGGTGAAGTTTGACTTGGGCAGTTGCCCCGGACGCTTAGAACTCGCGACGTGCTTTGTTGTTGTTTGTGCCTTTTGTGCGGGGAAGCTTGGCTTTAGCGGGTTTGGCTGGAGGGAGTGGTTTGGTGGTTGTTGTTGTCGTAGAGCTCTTGCTACCGCCCTTACCTCCGACCGTTTTGACAATGGTCTGTTGCTGTCCGACGGTTCGGGCAGGGAGTGGCGTGTAGTGTTTTTTGGTTAAATGGCTTAAGACTAGATTCATGTCTGATCGCAATTTAGTGACGTAGCCTCGTCTATCATTCATTGAGACGGGCATAAAAACCGGCACTACCGAACTTAAGAGCTCATACGCCGCTAATGCAATTGGATTGTAAGGAGGACTAGCTTTCATATTAGACGATGTGATAGGGTTAGTCGCGTCGCTGAAGGCTTCAATAATCATGCATCGAATGATCTTACACTTAAAAGGGGCTAGCGCTGCGGTGCCAGTACTGGTGTTTAAGTTGTCATATCGAACGCCTTTTAATGTCCGGTTGGAGTAGTAGTTTCTTGGATTCAAAAGAAAACTACAATCTGCGGGTGGAGACGCAGCTATTGCATTATCGGCTGCAACTAGCTGGCCTGCCATAAAACCCTTCCTAACGTTGGGCAATGTGATATTGTTATTTCCCTCCAGCGCTGTTGTTGTGGATGCGGCTAGAACATTAACGCCGTCTATAATTATATTGCGCATTATGGGGTATGACGCTTCGTTGTCTGTATGCTCGTAGTTATCGGGCATAAACCAGCCAAGCTCGACACCGTCTATGTCGACGGTTGTTGGCAGAACACGTGCGTCCGCCGCGCTGCCCAAAGGCATCGGGTACTTCTTGTGCAATCTAGAGTCGGGTACTAGGACGGCGCCAGTAATACCGCCGGGGCCGAGGATGCCGCTAGCCTCGACGCCTGCTGCAGCGCCCGTGAATAAGTAGTATTCGGCGTCTTGAACTGTTTGGTCTATTTCGTACCCAAGAACGGAACCGGCAGCAGCAACTTTGGACGACGTGTAAATCAGCTCGGTATAACTACCCACGACGCGCATGCGGTCGTTGTTGTAAAAGGTGTCAGGCATACAAAGCACTTGACCGGCGACTCCATTAGTATCGTGGTTCAGAGGTTGCAAAATGGATTTATTTCCCGGCGTCGGAAACACACTAGACGCTCCGGTGGTGGCGTCAGTGATATAGATCCCTACACCGCCAGTATTGATGGTATTAACGGCGGTGCTAAGCCTGGTTTCCTGGCTGATGTCCGCCTCTTGCATCTTAGCTTGTCGCTCCCAGGGCCAAACGACGACGTCCATGCTCACCGTGGGGACGGCTCCTCCACCGTTAAATGCGCCTAGGTCGACGTCGAGCTCCTGGCGTAGCACGCGCACATTCGACTTAGTCGTATCTTTATCCGGTATTCCAGTAGGCACGAGCAACTCGTCAACAGGCACTCCCAACGCTGTATAGAGAAAGTTGCGATCCTGCTCTGAAATTCCGTCAGGGATGCGTAGACTTTTGAGATATTGGCTTTTAGCTTGCCTCCCAGTAGGCATATTGTTGTTATTATTATTATTATTGCTCAATTTATTATTTCACGAAAGGGGTCAATTTAAACTCGCCGATCGCTAAGACGGTACTTAGTGCCGCCACTAGTCACCTCCGGATAAATCCGCACCTTCCGGGCATTTGTTGGAAGTCCGCTTTCGCGCGATTGCAGTAACGGGCTAAAAAGCCGCAATCGTATCCTCTGGCCACCCTGCCATCGTACCATTCAGTTCCGATTAGCCACACCAAAGGATTTTGCCTGTGCATTGGGATCAACGAGATCTTACTGTCGCCAGGACTTGTACGGCGCCTCTATATATATTTACTCGGTGTTTGAGGTAATGTTTGCGGTATAGGCACCTTTCAGCCCCCTTTTCGTTAAATCCTTAATTGTAAGTTCAACCAATAACGAGATAGGCTGACGCAGCGCCCACAGGTTACCGTGTGGCGCTGCTAGGTAAAGAAACCGATCAAGGATCACTTGATCGTAAAGAAACCGCTTGA